CCTTAACCGGCCCCGGCCACATCAGGAGTACCTGACATGAGTAATGCCCCGTTCCCTATTAACCCGGCGCTCACTGCCATTGCCATTGCGTACCGCAACACCCGGCTGATTGCCGATCAGGTGCTGCCGCGCGTGCCGGTAGGCGCGCAGGAGTTCAAGTACCTCAAGCACGACCTGGCTGAGGGCTTCACGGTGCCGGATACCAAGGTTGGCCGTAAGTCGCGTATCAACCAGGTGGACTTCTCAGCCACCGAAGAAACCGGCGCAACCCAAGACCACGGTCTGGAATCCCCGGTACCGCAGCGCGATATCGACAACGCGCCGCCGAACTACGACCCGCTGGGCAGAGCGACAGAGCAGACCACCAACCTGATCCTGCTGGATCGTGAGGTGCGTGCCTCCAATGCGGTTTTTAATGCCGCCAACTATGCGGCGGGCAACAAAACCACGCTCTCGGGCACCAGCCAGTGGAGCCATGAGGACAGCAACCCGCTGACCGCGATTGCCGATGCGCTGGATAGCGTGGTGATGCGCCCGACCATTGGCGTGCTAGGCCGTGCGGTATCCACCAAGCTGCGTCGTCACCCCAAGGTGGTTAAAGCCTTCAATGGCACCCTGGGTGATGAGGGTATGGTGCCGCTGCAGTGGCTGGCCGAGATCCTGGAGCTGGAAGCCATTTTGGTCGGTGAGGCGCGCCTGAACATCGCCCGTCCTGGTCAAGCCGCCAACCTGTCGCGCGTGTGGGGTAACCATGCCTCATTCATCTATCGCGACCAGCTGGCCGACGCCAACAGCGGCACCACCTTTGGTTTCACTGCCGAGTTTGGTGGCCGCATCGCGACGTCCTCGTTCGACAAGAACATCGGGCTGCGCGGCGGGCAGATGGTACGCGTTGGTGAGTCGGTTAAAGAGCTGATCACCGCGCCTGACCTTGGCTACTTCTTCGAGAACGCCATCAGCTAAACGGCTGAACAACCCACCCTTTGACCGGGCGGCAAATGCCGCCTCTGGGAGACCAACATGGCAGCGAAGAAAGCCACCGAAAAACCGACTGAGCCAGTCGAGAAGGAAGCCGCAGACGCTACCCAGAAGGATGCGCCGGTTGCAGATTCGGCCGACGCTCAAGCGGCACCAGCACCAGAAGCACCTGCTGCAGACGACAAGCCGGTCGCCGATCCGGTACCGCCGGCACCGGAGCAGAACCAAGCCAACGACGAGCAAGCTGAGACCGTTGTCCTGGTAGTGAACCGTGAGCGCCTAGAGCATGACGGTGTACCGTATGGCATGGGCGACTCCATCGAGCTGACCCATGACCAGGCGAAACCGCTGCTGGCCATTGGTGCTGTTCAATTTGGCGAGGACGACTGATGGACAACCAGCACCGCAAGGTCTCCGGCTACCGCGAGTTGAGCCAGGAAGAAATCGACCTGATGAACCGCATCAAGGCCAAGGGCGCGGAATTGCTAGCGCTGCAAGAGGAGGCGCGTCGGTACCTGGCCGAACAGAGCAGCCAGAAGCACAACGCAATACTGGGTGCTGAGTCACTGGCAGAGCTGGACGAGCTGAAGCGGTTTGAGGCGGCTGAACCGTTCCGCTGGGTGTCGATCGGCAAAACCGACATCCAAACGGGCTTGATGGCGCTGGTTCGTGCTGTCGCTCAACCGGCAGGAGTCTGACGTGGCCTATATCACCCTCACTCAGTTGGCCGACCGGCCGGGTGCTGTCGAGCTGGCCCAGGTGGCCACGCCCCGGCAGTACCGGCAGGTGGATGCCGAGCTGCTCGATGCGCTGCTGCGCGGGCAGGATCTGGCCGCCTGGCCAGCTGATGAGGTGGCCATTGCCGAGGCAACCAAGGCCGTGATCGAGGATGCCCTGGCCAATGCTGAAGCAACCATCAACGGCTACCTGGCACGGCGTGGGTACAGCCTGCCGCTGGCCACCGAGTTTCCGATTGTGACGGGCTGGGCGCGGTCGATTGCCCGCTACCACCTGCACAAGGACCGTATCAGCGGCGAGCAGAATGACCCGATTGTGCGCGACTACCGCGATGCGCTGAAGTTTTTGCAGCAGGTTGCCAGTGGCCAGTTCAGCCTGGGAGCCGATGACCCGCTGACACCGACCACCAGTGGTGCGCCGATTGTCTCGGCCCCGCCGCGCACCTTCAGCCACGACACGCTGAAGGGCTTTTGAGTATGAGCCAGCCGTTCGACATTCAAATGGTGATCGACAGGCTGCGGTCAGTCGAGCAGCTGCAAAGCGTACAGGGTGCATCGGAATACGCCGCTGTCACCAGCATCAAGGATTTCAGGACGCCGTGCGCCTACGTCGTATTGCTGGATGAGCGCGCTGACGATGCCCCAACCAAACCAGGTGGGCGGCAGCGCGCGATAGTCAGCTTTGGTGTGATGGTTGCGGCGCGCAACTACGGGGACCAGCGAGGCGAGAAAACAACCGCCGAGACGCGTCCCCTGCTGGGCGCAATTCGCGCGCGGCTGATGGGCTGGACGCCGGTGGTGCCAGGGGCACGGCCGGTGCAATGGTCGCGGGGTGCCGTGTTGGATTACGACCACAGCACGCTGCTCTGGACCGAGGTGTATACAACGCAACATTTCATAGGGGGTGCCCCGTGACCGACAAGAAGCAACCGCAGCAGCAACTGGAAGAAGTTGTGCTGCTCAAGCCACATACCCATAAGGGGCGCCAGTGCGCCGTTGGCGACAAGATCGACGTCAACGCCCGCCAGAAAAGCTGGCTCATGTCCCTGGGCAAGGTAGCTACCGATGAACCTGCCGCGCCTGCTGTTAAGCCCGCGCCGGCTAAAGCCAACAAGGAGTAACCCATGAGCCTGTTTAGCTTTCAAGGCAAGATCTGGCTGGCCGAGCGCTCAGCTGTCGGCATGCCTCTGGCGTTCACCTGGTTGGGCAACGCGCCGCAGCTGCAGCTGCAGATCAACACCACCAACACCGATAAGACCGACTCGTTCTCGGGCAACCGCCTGCAGATCGGTCGCCTGGCCGGTGCCAAGACGGTCAATATCAATATCACCTTGGACGAGTGGACGCTGCACAACATCGCGATGGCGTTCTATGCCCAGCAGGTGGCCGTTACCGGCGACGATGTGACCGGCGAGGAGCTGCCAATGCCCCTGGCGCCCGGCGACGTCATTCGGCTGAATGAGCGTTTTATCAGCTCTTTGGTGCTGGACAACGGTGGGACGCCGCTGGTGCTGGATACCGACTACCGCATCGAGTCAGCCCCAGCCGGTTTGGTTGAGATGCTGACCGCGCAGGCGTCGCAGATCGAGGCGGATTACAGCTACGGCAGCGCTGTTTCAATGGCCCTGTTCTCCGAGCAGCCCAAGGAGCGCTGGCTGATGTTTGACGGCATCAATACCGAGAACGGCGAGCGCTCGGTATTTGAGCTGTACCGCACCATCTTCAACCCGCCGGGCGACCTGAACATGATCACCGACGAGTACGGCAACCTGCCGCTGACCGGGGCTGCCTTGGTGGACGTGGCCAAGCTGGCTGATGATGTGCTCGGCGGCTTTGGCCGCTTTGTTGAGGCGGCCGCCTGATGGCCTCCCGCGCGAAGAAGAAACCAAAGCCTGGTACAGAGGGTGCAGATGACCTGCAAGTGCTGCACCCCGAGTTACCGTTAAGCGTTGGCGGCCGTGACCTGGTCATGCGCGAGTATGGGTTTATTGAGGGGCTGCGAGTGCGGCCCATCATTGAGCCCATGCTCAAGGACATGGAGGCGCTGATCGGGCTGACGACGCAGCCCACCAACGACCAGGTGCTCGACCTGATGGGCAACCACATAGACGAGTTTCAGGAGCTGCTGGCCGTGGCCAGCGACACGGACGTCGCCTTTGTGGCTGGGCTCAATCAAACAGATGGCACCCGGCTAGCTGATGCCTGGTGGAAGGTGAACGGCCCTTTCTACTGGCGCACCGCGATCAGCCGCGTAGCGGTGGCCAGGGTGCAGGCGCGGGCCGGAAAAGCCGGTGGGGCGACATCTACGCCACCCTCATCCGGCACGGCCACAGAGAGTGCGACCTCGGACGCTACACACGCCGGCAGTTGATGCTGTATTACGAGCGCGCCCTGGCCGTTGACCGGCTGGACCGCGCAGGCCGAATGCAGGACATGAATCTGGCGGTCGGTGGCGGCAAGAAAGCCGCTGACCACCTGCAGAAGTTGTTGCGGTAGGCCGAGCCCAGGGAGGCGGCAGGACACCGCCAAGGTGGATTAAAGGAAACCTTCAGCGCCCAGAGTGCCCCGAGCACCTCGGCGCTTTCTTTTTGCCCTTGTTCAAATTACTCACAGCGAGCAACCGGGCACCCTGAACCTGAATCCCCTCAGGCAATCAGGTACTCCATGAGCACAAAACTCGAACTGGCAATGCGCATCCGGGCTGACATGAAGCAGGCCATGCAGCAGCTCGATCAGTTGGAGAATGAACTGGACGATGCCGGCGACCAGGCTAAACGCACCAACTCCGACATGGAGAAGCTCGGCGCCACCCTCGGCAAGGTCGCTGCGGCCTTTGCCGGCGGTGTCGTCTACAAAGCCGTGATTGCCGCAACCGTTGAGCAGGAGCGCGTCACCAAGCAACTTGAAGCGACGCTCAGGGCAACCGGCGGCGCGGCCGGCTTGAACCGGGACCAACTGCTGAGCATGGCCAGTGCGCTGCAGCAGGTCACCACCTACGGCGACGAGGCCATCATCCCGGCGCAGTCGCTGCTGCTTAGCTTCAAGCAGATTGGCAGCGACGTATTCCCTCGTGCATTAAGCATGGTTCTGGATCTGAGCACCGCGATGCAGCAAGACCTCGGCGCATCCGCGACGATGCTCGGCAAGGCCCTGGAAGATCCCGTTCGGGGCATCACCGCGCTCAACCGCGTAGGGGCAACGCTCACCGAAGAACAGGGCAACATGGTCAAGGCGCTGGCTGAATCAGGCCGGATGGCTGAAGCACAGACCCTGATCCTTGAGGTACTTGAAGGCCAATACGGCGGCAGCGCGCGCGCCGCACGAGATAGCTTTGGCGGCGCCATCCAAGGGCTGAAAAATGCCTTCGGCGATCTTCTGGAGGGCAAGTCCGGCCTCAAGGAAAGCTCGCAGGAGATCGAGCGGCTGACCTCAATCCTTGCCGATCCAGCAACAGCGCAGGGAGCGGACAAACTGGTTAGCACGCTGATTCGCTTGACCGGTGCGCTGGCATCAGCAGCGGCTGAGGGTGGCAACTTTCTGCTATTCCTGGACCGCCTGGGAACCGACATCAGCGATAAGGAAACCGAGGCGCTCAAGACACGCCTGGATGACCTGCAGAACCTGCTTGATGACAAGTCGCTATTCAATGTTGGTGAGCGTATTCGCTTCTTCGGCCCCGACGGGATTGTCAGTTGGGTGAGCGAAGACGAGATCCGCGCGGAGGTTGCTCGCATCAAACGGGTTTTGGCTGACGCGGCTGAACAAGGCCCGAGCACCGAGCTGCCAACGGGCGGCGTGGTGGTGCCCGCCCAAGACCCGGTGCTCAACGCCGAGGCCCAGAAGCTGCTGGACAACCTCAAAAAGCAGGCCGAGACCATTGGCCTGATCACCGAGGAAGCCAAAACCCGCTACGCCATCGAATCCGGCGAGCTGGGCGAACTGATCCCCGAGCACCAAGAGCTGCTGCTCACCCAGGCCCGCCAGCTTGACCAGGCCAAGGCCAACGCCGCGGCATCCGATGAGCAGCGCAAGGCCACCGAAAAGCTGGCCAGTACACAGCTCAGCTTTGTCGCCAACCTGGAACGCCAAGCATCGCTGATCGGCCTGAACACAGCCCAAACGCGCGAAGCCGAGATTGCCGAAAAGGGCCTGACCGGCGCGCTACTGGAGCGTGCGCAAGCCGCCACCGCGCTGCTTGCTGCAGAGGAAGAGCGGCTGG